TGGACCTCATCGATGACCACAAGGGCGTCTTTGAACCGATCGTCAATGCACCACTTGCCGGTATCGTCCTGCGTGCACACGAAGGTGCTGGCGACGTCCTTGGTGTCCACCAGCAGCAGCTGCGCGTTGATGGCCTCTTCATCCATGCCCAGGTGCTGGGCGATCCGGTCATGCCGCAGGCCGTTAAGCCGTGCATAGACAGTTCGGCCCTTTTTGAGCGCGGGAAGAATGTGGCTCTTGACCGCGTCATAGCTCTTACCGGCGCGCGGGACGCCTTCGTTGAAGATGATCATTACCAGATACCAATGGTGAGGATGCGGCGCAGCAGGAAGAACACGATGGCTACGCCGATCAGCACCATGGACGGACCAATCTGGAAGATCTCAGCGAACCACAGCACCGTGCTGCCGCCATTGGCGAGCATGGAGCCGATGCTCTGGCCCTGCATGAACTCCGGCAGCGGCAAATACGACAGCGCCAGCAGCACCACAGCAAGAAGACGTTCAAACGCTGCGACGATGATGTCCATCGCCATATCCCACAGCGCGGCAAAGATCTGCTTGATGACCCCGAGCAGCCAGTTCGTGAGGTCTGTCATCCATCCTGCTTGCATGCCCTACTCCGTCACGTAAGGGCGATCTTGACGGCCGCGTAGGCCGCAATCGCGAGAATCACATAGCCGCATGCCTTCAGCAGCGCGAGGAAAGTGCCCGAGCAGTGGAAATCCACCGTCATGGCATTCCAGTACTGCGATGCGGGGAGGGTGAAAACCGGGCACGAACCGCCGCCTGGCACTTGCATGAACTTCTTTATGCCGCCCGCGAGCTCGGTCGTTTCGACCTTCTCTTTGAATTCCTTGAACACCTTGTCCATGGTGCGGTCGCTCTTGGTGTAGAACTTGCCGTCCGACGTGGCCGGGTCACCGGGGCCATCACCGTCACCATCGCCGGTACCTGGGCCGACCGTGCCGCCATCGCCACCGCCGCCATCACCGTCACCATCGCCATCACCACCGCCATCACCACCGGAGCCGCCGCCGTTATCGCCACCACCGTTGTCACCACCACCGTTGTCACCACCGCCGTTGTCGCCACCTCCGGTATCGGAGCCACCACCGCCGCCGTCATCGCCGCCGCCGGGCGTATACGGCTCAGGCTCCGGGTGATCGTTGGAGGTGCATGTGTTGCCTGACGGCCAGTAGGTGAAGCCAGATGGCGAGCTGGGATCGAGCGAGCTGGTATACGCACAGCCCTTATTGCACACAGAGACGGTGCCCGCGTCAGCGCCACCCTTCCAGCCAACTTCCTCAGTTCGCGCTGAACATTTGGCAGCAGCAGGGAACGTGTGTAGAGACTCGTAGCCGCCTGATGATGATGTAGGTACACATTCCCCCGTATTTTTCCGGGCAATGCAGTACTGAGAGGAGCTAATTAGACCGCAAATGAGGGGCTTCGATGCGGACCCAATGTTTGGATCGGCATCAGCCTTGGGCGCTTGTGCCATGCAGCCCGCGTAAGCCTGCCCCTGATCGGGATAGTCCGCGCTCTGGACAACGAACGATACCAGGCACAGCAAGAGGGCGAGAATCAGCCTCACGCGTCAAGCCCTTTAACGCCAGCGATGCCGCAGCAGGCACCGATAAAACCGCAAAAAATAAGCACGATCATCGCGCCTTCCCCTATGCCCTCCCCAAAGGAATCGGGGTGATGCCGAAGCACCACCCCGCCCTACCCGGCATCAGCCGAAGAAGCCAGCCACCTTCTTGGCTGCCCACTTGGTGAAGCCCACCAGCGCGATGATGGTGGCGGCACCGATGATGGCAGTGGCCGCGACGGTTGCATCAAGACCGCTCAGAATCTCACCCATGACTTTGCTCTCTCTCTGTTGATTGATGGTTGTTGCCGGCTAGGACTTGAACATCGTGGCGACGGTGCCGGCCATCCGCCCCACGACGAACCACACGATTACTCCCCCACAGCACGCGGTGAACCACTTCAAGGCCTCGCCGGGTGTGGGCATTGCGAGCGCCTGCTGCACGACTTCGTAGACGCCGTATTCGGACGCGCTGACCAGCACATAGCCAGCGCATTCCGCTACGGGTTGGCCGGTAGGGATCAACGTCCCATCGGCCGCGAGAGCCACGCAGAGGGCCATGGCTTAGGCCTTGGCGTGCGCAGCAGCAGGCGCAGCCTTGGCCTGCAGCGGAATCAGATCGACGTAGCGCTTGAGCGTCAGGTCGCCGTAGGCCGACAGAGCGAACGACATCGGATCGAGGTCGTACTCACCAGCCGGATAGGCCGGACGCTGGCCGAGGCCGACACGGAACGGCAACTCGAAGCCGTTGCCCAGGTCGAGGCCGACCATCTGCGAACGAATGATGGTGTTGGTTTTCTGGTTGCGCTGTTCATCGACAGCAGCAGACTTCACGCGGCAGACAGGCATAGTTCTTCCCTCACGAAACGGTGGAGTGCGTCACCCTTGGCGATACCGCGAAAACGTCCGGGGTGACCATCACGGACGATGCGGGCCTCTACGAAGTCGGACCATGAATCGCCGAATGCTCCGCGCAGGACACTGAGGGCTGGGCCGACTTGGCGCTCTAACCACAGCACCATGGCCTCAGCCGAAACTTCAACTTGCTTGCGAATGGTGCGCATGCGAGTGCACACGCCCTGAATCAGATCCTGTAGAGCGCTGTACGCGCCGCGCAGGTATGCGCCGGGGTTGAGCAGCACATCAAGGGGAATCTCCATGTGCTTGCCGTACAGGCGCACTTCTGCGCGCACCCAGCGAGAGGTGGGCAGGCCCTCGGCCTTGCCCTTCTCGTACACGCACAGCTCTTTGTGGCCCTTGCCACCGACGTACAGCGTGCACCCGGTGTCGTGGCCTTCGTCGGAAATGAAGCGGTGACGCGGCGGGCAACCGCCCTCAGTGAAACCGCCCTGAGCGGCGACCTCGCGCAGCGCATGCACGTCCAGGCGCTCGCCTTCGTAGTCATCGTGGGCGCAGTCAACGCGGGTGATCTTGCCGTTGAGCATGGTCAGCTGCTTGAAGACACGGGCGCGGTCACGAATCCACTTGCACCCCATGCCGGTGAGGCTGATGCAGACGCTGCTGTGCTTGCCGCCG